CTCATTTTGTTTCTCGCATAAAAAAAACCAATCTGCTGGCATGGTGACAGTGGCTAATGATTGAGCCTCACGCTTCGCTAAATTGGTTTTGTTTAAATCATTATTTACGGGCTGTCACACCACAACACGCATTATATCACAGTGTTTTAATATATTCCAACGCTGCTTTTTTATCACCACCAAAAGCATAATCAGTTAGTACGCCTAATGGTGTGTTTTTAGCGTTGAATTTATCAGTCGGTGTTTTTGGGTGTGGTTTTGGTGTTTTTTCAGGCTTTAATTCACTTATCAATTGGTAAAACTTTTGCACTTCATCATCGTTGGTGGCTCTATAAACATCATAAGACAATGAATCCCTAAAATGCGTTATTATTTTGGGGTCAATAAATAAATAAAAGGCTTTTGTTATCCAACAACCAGACCATCTATCGTAATCTTCCTCGCTCATTCTTGAAATTACAAAGCCATTTAGCTTTTCATTGGTGTCATCGTCTTTAGTGTTTATTGCTTCAACTACAACGTTTTTTAATTCCACGTTATTTATTTTTATTTCATAATATCCGCATTGTGGAATGATTCCATTAAACAATGTCCATTCATTTTTACTCATAAAATAACCTCTTTGTTGTAACCGTAAATCTTAAAAAAATCGCCTTCTTTACGATATGTCACGGTTTTAATACTCAAGTTTTGTGCCAGTTCGAACTCTATTTGCAATGCGGTTTGTTTCGGCGTTGACTTGTTGAACCAAACTAAAAACGAGCGCGTGGGCGTTGTGAATTTCACTTTTAAGCACTCATTACCTGCTTTTGAAAGTGTCGGTGTGACTTGCACATCAAGACATTCTTCAGTCTGTAAAATGGTTGCATCTTTGATTTGCGCGTGTTCAAGTTTTAGCTTGTCATTCGGATCTATAATTTCGCTTTTGCAATTCGCACAGTAACGCGCAGCAATATCATTCTCATGTCCACATTCTTCACACTCTTTAAACGTCCAGCGATAAGAGCATCTATCAATTACACCACGATTCACGACCGTAAAAGTACAACGCCGTCCGTAATGCGCTGGCATTGCGCCTAAGCCTTCAACTTCGATTCTGTTGCCTTCTAAATCCAAAAGGTAGCCGTTATCATCAATCGGTTGCTCCTTGTCAATGTCACGGCGTTTTGAGAACTCATTTACACCATTACAGCTAGGGCATTTTGCTTTAACTGGTACGCCTGTTTCACCGCCGCCACTTGCTTTTATTTCAGGATTAAACACGTCACCGTCGGGACAATGCCTTTCGATGTTTCCAGCATAATCCAAAACCAAGCAATCCGATTTACCTTCGCAGATACGCAAGCCACGCCCGATAATCTGTTGAAGTAATGAAATGCTTTCGGTGGCGCGTAAAATCGCTATAGTGTCACAGTTTGGCGCGTCGAACCCTGTTGTAAGCACGGCAACATTAACCAAGTATTTAATCGCGCCACTTTTGAACAAAAACAGAATTTCAGCCCTTTCATTCGCTGGTGTTTCACCTGTTACGATTTGCGATAAACAGCGTGGCAATGATTCCATTACTTCATGCGCGTGTTGAATGGTTGCAGCGAATATCATCACACCTTTACGACCTTGTGACTTTTCGACAGCATCCGCAACAATCAAACTTGTTAAACGACCTTTGCCGATAAAAGCCTTATCAACTGTCGCACTGTCAAAATTACCCATTTTGTTCTGTGTCAATCCGCTAGTGTCATAATGCGCGTTAGTTGCACCAATTACTGGATTTGATAGAAATCCTTGTTCAATCAATTCACGCGCATCTAAGCGATAAACTAGCCGCTTAAAATAAGGCTCTTTCGCTTGCGTATCGTCTAGCATCTTACCGTTTGCATCAATTGCGAAAATATACCCTTGAGACAAGCGATAAGGGCTTGCCGTCATTCCGATAACTCTAAGGTTTGGATTAACCAGTAAAAGAGAATCAATGATTGATTTCACGGTCGGGCTTATTTTATGTGCTTCATCTAAAATAACAGCACAGAATTTCGAGCCGAATCTATGGATTTGATTTTTAACACTTACAGGCGTACCGATAACCATTGCATTTTTTAAGCAAGTTTCACCGACACTAGCAGAAAATAACGACACGTTACTGCCTGTCATTCTTAACTTTTCGGCATTTTGTTGTAATAATTCGCGCGATGGAACTAAGCATAAAATATGCTTTCCGTTGCTGATTTTGTGCAATTCATTAGCAAGCGCGGAACAAACCAAACTTTTACCCGCTCCAGTTGGTAGCTCAATAATACAGCTTTCTTTTGTTGATTTAACCCAATCTATAGCGGCATTAACAGCATCATTTTGGTAGTATCTAAGTTTCAACATTAAATCCCCCTTCGCGTTCAACGTCTTTTTTTGCTTGATTCCAAATTAAAAAAGCGCGAATAAATGGCATCAATGGATAAAATAAACCAACTGCTAATAACGCTAAAAAAGATAAAAATACCTCAAAAAAAACAACAACATCCTCTTTAAATCGTTTTCTTTGATTGTTAAAAACCCACCAATAGCCAAGAATTACAGCGTTTTTAGCGCAAACAATCGGCTTTCCTTTTGAATCTTTTACTATCTCTTTTTTCATTTAAAACCTACCTTGCTTATTGGTTAATAATTCCAGTGCGTTGTCGAACTCAACTAAACTACGCATTTGATTCGGATGTCCGTCCTGTGTGGATAATTCAAGCGGTTCATCCGCGCCAAAAAACACAATGGCGCGGGGTAAACCTTTAGAATCTAAACCGACGCGAATAAATGAAATTCTGACGCTGTTAATCAGCAATAACTCTTCTGATTTGGTTTCGATTTCAACAAACATTATTTCAAAGTCCAGTAGCTTGTTGTTGATTCATACGCGCTCAAATCAGCATCGGGCAATAAATCCTTCACTGCTTTTGCATAACCGATTGACTTACGATTAACGCGCGTTAGTTTGTGGTCGCCAATTACGCTTTCATTTTCGCCGCAATCTTCAATAATTTGTTTTAGCATCTCGTCTGCTAATTCACTAAACGATTTTGATTGCTGTTTAAGCTCTAAATAATGCAAAACCTTTTCATTCATCAAGTCGCTTTCAACTACATCATGGCGTGATTTTAAATGCGCTGGGTTGTGCAATTCTTCGAGAAACTCATCGTAAAACGCTTTCAGTTTTGGCAGGATTGCAGCAACATAACAAATATCATATTTAACAGTTTCAATCTTTATTCCGTCTTTGTGCCATTGCACAAAGTCACATAACGGCGTTTTAGTAACAAACATTTGAATTTGGATTTGCGCGTAATAATGAGGTTGTTCTTCAATGCTTTTAAATTCACCACCATTACGCAATGAATACGGGCATTTAATTTCAATAATGCCGTCTTCAATAAACCCGTCAGGGCTTGCACCTAGCCATAAATCATGCGTGTGAAAGCCTGTTGTTTCAACGATGTTTCCAGTTTTTAACTGGTAATCAGTACGCGCTAAATGTTCATTCATATTTCCATATTCTGTTGCAACATTACCAGTGAACTCATTTAATGCACCGTGCCATTCACGAACCATTGCACGCATAACTTGGTCGCGTGTTCGAAATGGTGATAATCCTAAAATTGCACCGACGTTTGATGCTGTTACACGTCCGATACGTGCGTTAAACCAATCGTCACTGCCTTGCTCTAATTCTGTTGTGTTTTCAATTCCCCAGTTGTGAATTTCCTCAAATTCTTTTCTAAAATCGCACTCAAAAACATACGATGCTTTTTTTGCTCCGACAGCTGGAACTATTTTTGCTCTAAATCCATTTAATTCATTTCCAACAAATCCCTTTAAATAAAATTCAGTTCCTGTTTTTTTGTTTTTATATTTAATACTCATCGCCATAATTCCTAAAAAGTTAATTAAAAATGCACAATCCTTGTGCGTGAAAGTCCCATTTGATACTAAAATGGGATGTCGTCATCGTAAGGCGCGTCAAAACTTGGCACGGGCGCGGCAGCAGGTTGTGCCGCTGGTACTTGTGCCGCATTGCTTGAACGCGGTGAAACTTTGCTAATCCAGTTTCCGCTTTTGTCATTCATTTCCCACACCGTTACTTTAATCAGCATTGGTTTGTTTAGTAGTGAAAACAACGTGCCGTCTGTTGGACGTTCGCCACTTGCAACCATTTTTCCACCTGTTGCGTTTTGGTCAATCGCTGCAAACATCTTGATTGCGTTGTCTAACTTTTTGCTGTCGGTTTCCATCAATTGAATCTTTTGAAACACAACACGATTAGCGTATTGACTTGGTTTTGTGACTTGCCACTTGGCATTGATGTAGCTTTTTCCTTCATAACTTTTCCATGCGCATTCAACAATCATTGCTTCGCATGTTGTGTTGTCAGGGATTAACTCAAATCCACCTTGCTCTACTTCACCTGTGCTTTTTACCGCTTCGCCTGTTGATAATTTAAAGAAACTCATTTTTATTCTCCTACGTTGTTTAAAAATTGTGATAAAGGATTGATGCCGAATTGCACGGCTAAATCGTCCGCGATGCCCATGCGGTTTTTTGAGATACTGCTTGCGGCTGTTGTACATTGCAAAATACGCTCACCACTTGAACGTGCTTTTGCTTTTTTGTTGTCGTCTGTCATGACAAATGTTTCGAGACGTAAAAACCCCACTAAATCCACGTCATCAACATAGTGCGCCACTGATTGTTTATTCATTTTTAATCCGAAACGGTTGTGCGCTGGTGCATCTGGTAAATCAATGGTTTCAATCTCGGCGTGTCCGATAAAAACCACGTTCATATTCTTCTTTTCAACAAGAATGCCGCAAGCATTACGAATGCGTTGATGATAGTTTGAAAGGATTTGATAACCCGCACCGTAACCACCACCCGCTTTTGCTAAAGCTTTATTGTCAAATTGGTTTGTGCCACTTTTCGAGCTACCTTGAACAATTTCCTCAATAAAAATGCGTTCAGCTTTTGTGATGCTGTCAATGACTAGAGTTTTGTAGTCGTGTTGTTCATTGATTAACGCCATAAGTTGTGAAACTGCGTCATTAAATGAATGTGCCACTGGGAACGCGTCAGGGCGGTTTGTGTTTGGAATTGACTGCATACCGTCTTCAAACCGAATAAAAATCGGTTTTGGAAATGTTGCTGCAAGGTTTGTTTTACCAATACCTGCACCGCCATAAATTGTGAACAGTTTGAACCTGTCAACTGGTTTTGAAATTGTGTTTAACATAAATACTCCGATTGGCGTGTTGTGCAGCTCACTGGCTACGGTTCAAATTATAGCGATATTTTTCTAAAAGTACACAATTATTTTTAGATTTTAAAAATATATTTTTATTTTCTAAAAATTACTATATTATGCGCGAACCAAAACAACTATGGAGAATTTGGCAATGTTGACATTAGAACAAGTAAAAGAGCGCATGAAACCAATGAATTTAATCGCCGTGAGCAATATAACAGGCATTAAATATAATCGCTTATGGATGACGTTGAACGGAAGAAAACGCAATGTTAATTATGAAGACGTAGTGAAGTTGTCTGATTATTTGGAGTCGTTATGATTGCCGATAATTTATTTGATGCAATGCGTGAACATGGTTTTTTAATTGAATCATTCCCTGTTTATGGATTGGTTACACGGTTTGTAACGTCAAAAGTAAAAGAAAAAACTGGTTGGGTTTATCCGTTTGATGATGGCAAAGGCGCATCTTTTGGTGACTGGCTAACAGGTGAAAAACATGATTGGTTTTTAGGTGGTGACACTGAAAAGCTAACCGACGAACAAAAGATGCAACGTGATGAACAGCGTTGGATTGCGCGAACTAAAGCAGAAAATGAACGCAACGCCGAATATAAACGCGCTGCGATTGAAGCGCAAACAATATGGGAAAACGCTTTGCCGTGTGATAAACACGCCTATTTTGACAAAAAAGGCATTGCACCAGTCGGTAATTTTAGGATTGATTGTGATAATCGGCTAATTATTCCAGTGTACGACAAAGACCAAAACATTCAATCTTTGCAATTCATAACTCACGATGGCAACAAACAGTTTTTAACTGGTGGGAAAATAAAAGGCGGTTGTTTTGTTATTGGACAAATTGAAATAGGCAAAGATGCGTTATTGTGCGAAGGTTTAGCAACTGGTTACTCGGTTAATTTAGCAACGGATTTACCTGTTATTGTGGCGTTTAGCGCGTCAAATTTGTCGGCGGTTTATGAATCATTTAAACCGCATTGCAATATCAAGATAGCCGCCGATAATGACAAAAGCGGGGCTGGCATCAAAGGGGCGCAAAGGTGTGAAGGGGTGCATATATTTGTGCCGCCCGAAGTTGGAATGGATTTTAACGATTTACACCAACAAAAAGGAATTGGCGCGCTGCGTGATGTTTTTAACACGCGACCTGAAACGGATTTTTTATGTTTTTCTGACATGATGAAAGGCATCATAAAGCCAGAATGGATTTTAAAAAGCATTTTGGCGCGTCAGTCAATCAACATTCTTTTTGGTGAAAGTGGCGCGGGTAAATCTTTGTTTGCGCTTGATTGGGCTTACAGCATTTCACGCGGTCAAGATTGGGAGTTTTCAAAGTGTAAAAATAAAGGTGATGTTATTTACATTGCTGGTGAGGGGCAAATGGGGCTTGCAATGCGAATGCAAGCCATTATGCAAAAATACGATGGAACGCCTAACGATCGCATCCATTTTAGCAAAAAATCGTTTGATTTTTACAAAGAAGATGAAGTGAATGACGTAATAAGGCAGGTTGATTTGATTTACGACAAAGGCGTTAAGCCTGTTGCGATATTTATCGACACGCTGGCGCGTAACTTTACTGGCGATGAAAACAAAGCATCTGACGTGGCTATATACGTTAAGGGCATCGAGTACCTTTGCAAAAAATACAATTGCGCGGTTATTACAGTACACCATAGCGGTCATGGCGATAAAGATAGGGTTAGAGGTAGCAGCGCGTTAAAAGGCGCACACGATGGCGAATTTTGTATAACCAAAGATAATGACCACACATCTACTATTTCATGTACTAAGTTGAAAGACGGTAAAAAGTTTGCGCCGCGTCAATTTGCCATTAAAGAAGTCGATTTGCTTGGCGATGTTTTTTATGACGAAGACGAAGACGCGCCATTAACAAGCGTTCATTTGGAATTTTTAGACTTTGCCACAGAAAAACCAAAAGATAAAAAAGAAAAGTTAAGCCCACTGCAAAAACAATTTATGGAATGTGTTGCTCAAATTCTTGATGATAACAACGCTGAAATAAATAGTTTTGATGGGTCGGTCGATAATCGGTTATGCCTCGATGCACCGACCGATGTACGGATAATTAGTAACAAGGTCATTTCTGACTACATGAAAGACCGAATGAAGTGTGATGATGTAGCAGGGACACTGTATGAACAAAAGAAAAACCTAAGTAAAAAGGGGCTTTTGTGCCACTCAGGAATCTATTTGTGGTTAAAGTAAAAATTATCGGTCGGTCGTTTTTTTTAGTAAAACCGATTGACCGATGGTTGTTTTTGGGTCAAATCAGTATATCGGTCGGTCGGTGTGTGTCTATAGACACACGACCGACCGATAATGCTGACCGATAATTTTAGACAAAACTGAGATTAAAATTATGAAAGATTATTTTGCTGTAGAAATGAATTCAGGTGCGGTTAATGGTTTTTATTCAATCAAAAAAGATTGCATTGAAACTACAAATTATTTGGCTGAAAGGTATGTTGGCAGTCGGTGGTTGTTTTCTGAGGGTTCTAAAATTATTGGACACCATGAAAAACTTTATCGCTCACAATTTCACTCGCAGGATAAAAGAATGCGTGAATTACTAACCGCTATGTTTGGCGATATTGAAAACCCATAAATAGATGACAATCTAGCGCGGTTATGGTTATAATCGTGCTAACATAAAATTTTTATAACGGTGGCTATCGCCATGAATCAACAACTAATCGAACAACTCAAAAAGCACGAAGGGTTTAGAAGTAAAGTCTATCAATGCACCGCAGGTCGTAACACTATCGGCTATGGCTATAATTTAGATGCTAACCCGCTTAAATTGAGCAATTACGAATTAAACCAATTCAACGCTAAGGGTATTGAAGAAAAGGTCGCAGAATGGCTATTATTGCGAATGATTGATAAATGTACTGGTGAGTTAGTTCATAACATTTCATGGTTTGAATCGCTCGATGATGTTAGACAGGCAGTTTTAATCAACATGGCTTTTAATTTAGGCATAACAGGCTTATTGCAATTCAAAACAACATTAGCAATGGTGAAAGCAGGGGATTATGTTTTAGCCGCTGAAAACATGCTTAAAAGCAAATGGGCAACACAGGTTAAAGGTCGTGCAACTGAGCTTTCTGAACAAATGAAAACTGGTAAATTCGCATGATGTTTGAATTAAGTACAGATAACATCATTGCGCTATGCGGCATCGGTGGCACAATCGTTACAGGCGTTTTGGGTTTTGGCATTCGTATTGTCTCAAATCAAAACGATGCGCTAAAAAAAGAATTGGATGATGTTCGTGATTGCTTGCAAAATACACGCGAGAGCTACGTTACTAATGAACGATTTGATAAAGTTACGGATAAAATAATGGGAAAGCTGGACGAGATTATGATGCTGTTATCAACAAAACCCGATAAGAATGATTGTTTTGAACGGTGTAAAAAATGAATTATCAACCAAAAGGTTCAATGTGTGCAGCTTGCCAATATCGGTTATTAGTTTGCGGGCATTTAGAATTTAGCAAAATGAAGGTAATTGAAATACTTGATAATGACGTTGCGGTTGTTAAATGCACAGAATTTAAAAGGATTGGTCAATGAATTGGTTATTTGCACGTCTACGCGAACCTAGCACCATTGTTGCACTGTTAGCGGTTGCTAGTGCATTCTTTGGATTAGATTTAACACCAGACCAACAGGCAGCCGTTACGATGCTTGCAGGTGCTATTTTTGTCAGTAAGGGCTGATTTTTCAGTAAAGTAGTGAAAAATACTGAAAATAGAAAGCCGCCAAATGCTGGTCAAGGCAGACCAAAAGGCATACCAAACAAAGCTACAAAAGCACTTAAAGACATGATTTTAGGCGCATTAGACGACGTTGGCGGTCAGGAATATTTGGCGCGTCAAGCAGAAGAAAATCCAGCAGCGTTTTTGAAATTGATTGGAAGTGTTTTGCCAAAAACATTGGATGCAACAATCGAACAAAAAGGCGATCGTAGATTCATTATTGAAAGGGCAAGGCGTGACTGATACCGTAATCAAACTAACTGAACCTCAAGAGGATTTTATATTTAGCACGGCAATACATCCCGCCATGGTGGCAGGGTATGGCGCTGGTAAAAGTCAAGCGGGTGTTATTCGCATTGCATTGTTAGCGTTAAAATATGACGGCTTGTCATTTGGATTTGTTGAGCCGACTTATGACTTGATACGCTTAATTGCATTCCCGCGCTTTCAAGAAATACTCGAATCGTGGGGCGTTGGTTTTAATTTGAATAAATCAGACGCGGTTTTAACACTCGAGAATAATTCACAGATTATTTTTCGCAGTGCTGATAATCCTGAGCGTTTAGTTGGATTTGAAATTGCCGACGGCGTGATTGATGAAGCCGACACCCTGCGACTTGAACAGGCGCGTATTGTGTGGACAAAGATGCTAGGGCGTTGCCGTCAAATGAAACCAGACGGAATGCCTAACACACTCGCAGCCGTATCAACGCCAGAAGGTTTTGGCTTCATGTATGAAATGTGGGGTAAGAAACAACGCAAAGGCTACGAGCTAATCAAAGCCCCCACAATGTCAAATCCTTATCTGCCTGACGGTTATATTGAACAATTAAAAGCCACTTATTCGAGTTCACAGCTTGCTGCTTATTTAGACGGCGAATTTGTAAATCTTAACGCTGGTAGTGTTTACCATGAATTTGACAGAAAACTTAATACAAGCAATGAACAAATTAAAACAGGCGATACTTTGCACTGTGGAATGGACTTTAACGTTACAAATTGTAGTGTTGTTATTCATGTTATACGCGATAACGATACCGCTCATGCCGTTGCAGAAATTACAGGAGTTTTTGATACACCATCAATGGCGCGAATCTTAAAAGAGCGATACGCAAACCATAAAATTATGATTTATCCAGATGCAAGCGGTAACAGTCGTAAATCAAACAATGCCAGTGAATCCGACCATTCAATTCTACGCGAGGCAGGTTTTCAGGTGTTATCAAATAATCGCAATCCGTTTGTGAAAGACCGCGTGCTATCGGTTAATAACATGATTCACAATCAAGGCAACAGACGTTATTTTGTCAATCCTATTACCTGCCCGTCATTAGTTGAGTCGCTTGAAAAACAAGCATACGATAAAAACGGCGAGCCTGATAAAAAAGGCGGGTTTGACCATGTGGCAGACGCAACAGGCTATTTCATTGCTTATCGTTATCCAGTGGTTCAAAACCGTCCACAGTTTGCTCAAATAGTAGGTATTTAAATGTCAACATGGATTGCAACAATCGGCGCGTTAGATGGTAACGACGCAAGTGTTACGCTTCGATTCAGTGATGGCGCGTATATCGATAACGATGGCTACTACTACGAAAACCGCATGACTCAACCTGCATTGATTAAAGTATCACCTGACGATGGTGGTACGTTTGGCGTATTTAGTTCGCCTAGTATCGGTGAAATTGAGCTAATCAATATCGACGGTGGTTTGAATTATTTAGCTGATTACGCTTTAGATAATGGCACAATCAATTTGTCGTTAATAGGTGAAAATGGTCAAAAAACAGACTATCTTAGCGGAAAAGTAGAAAACAGGGCATTCCGTAAGGACAAGGTTTATTTAATCGTGCGCTCGATGTCAGAGGTGTTATCGCGCAATCACGTTAATAATAAGTTTTTGGGCAATAATTCGCTTCCCGCAGGTGTTGAAGGCGTAGCAGGTGATATTAAAGGAAACGTGAAACCTCGTGTTTTTGGTAGTGTATTGAATGCAACGCCTGTTTTGGTTAATACGTCGCGCTTGATTTATCAGTTTTCAGACCGTGACACTGCTACAGTTAGCGCGGTTTATGATAAGGGCGCAGCTTTGACACTTGGTACGACTTACACATGGGCTAACTTTGCAACTTTTCAAACCGCAGCAGTTACAGCTGGGCAGTTCAATCGTTGTGCTGGTTATGTGAAATTAGGTAGCACGCCCGTTGGAACTATAACAGGCGATTGCGCGGATAGTACAACGCTTGCAGGTGATGTTTTTGAAACAATACTTGTTGAAGAATCGCTAACAATGGATTCGACAAGCAAAACCACGCTGAATGCAGTTGGCGCGGTGGGATTATTTGTTACCAGTGAAACAAGCACAACCGCGTTACTCAATCAAATAGCCCAATCATGTGGCGCGTATTGGTACTTTTTGAACAACGTTGTTTATGCAAAAAAGATTGCACTTGCAACATCGAGTGTGCTTGATTTAACTAATTCCGAAAACATTGATTTTGAGCTTGTTGGCACTGGACTTGGTTCTAATTTTAATCGAGTTTCTGCTATCACAATTAAGTACGACAAAATCGAAACCGTGCAACAAGAAACTGAATTAGCGGGTAGTGTAACGGCTGCTAGAAAGTCGGTGTTATCAAATCAATATCGTAGTGCATTTATTACCGATACGGCTGTGATTACGCGCCACCCGTTGGCTGGTGCAATAAAAATTGATAGTTGCTTGCGCGTTGAGGCAGATGCAATAACAGTTGCAACGGCATTACTCGATTTATCAAAAGTTCGTGTTGATGTTGTGAATATCACGGCGGTTGTAAATGAAATCCCTGCTATTGATTTAGGTGATGGCGTGCTAGTGACAACGGACAAAATCGGGTATGATAACGGCAAAATTTTAACCATTATCGGCTTTACGATTGATGCTAAAAAGAAAACTATCATACTGGAGTGTATCGGATGACATCAAACGTTAGTCTTTCATACCCAAATCGGTGCGATGAATGTTCAATTACAGAAACTGGGTCGGCAACATGGCAAACAAATCTGCCGCTAACCAACATTCAGAACAAAGTAATTAAGCGTGTAGCGCGTACCGATATTGGAAAACGCACGTCTGAGTTAAAAATAAATTTTCCTTATGAATCGCGCTCGATTGGTGTTGTGTCGGTTATCAATCATAATTTCACAACAAATGCTAAAGTACGATTTATTGGCTACAGTGGCTTAAACTTCACAGGCGATGTTCGTTTTGATAGTGGCTCAAACTTTAGAGCGTGGACAATTCTTTATCCAATTTATGCAGACGGTGCGGCTGGTGCAAAGATACCTTGGGAATCGACAAACTGGTTCTTAGGTAGCGTAGAAAAAGAACAGCGAGACAGTTACACGTCACTTGCAACTTTTTATCCACCAAAACGCACCGATAACACTATCGATTTGCCAAATAACAACAATTACACGGTGCGAAGTGTTAAAATTATCATTGATGACACACCATCTACACCAGTAACAAGTTCTACCAGCGTCACAGTTGGCACAGGTAGCAAAATATTCATCTTTTCAACTGGCTTGTCATTTATTGCAGGTCAAGAGGTTACGATTTACAAAACTAGCGATAATACAACGTTTGTAAGTGGTAAAATTCAGTATTATGACAGTGCAACGGGTTCGTTAATTCTTAATGCGACAATGTACGGTGGCACAGGTTCGCACAGCGCGTGGTCATGTATCAATGGTGACAATTACCTCGAAATAGGGCGTATTTTCTTAGGTCGTACAGTTGAGCCGCGTATCAATCCTGAGTATGGTGATATTCAACAGGGTTATGTTGATTTAACTGAAATTCAACGCTCGATTGACAACACCAAATACTTTTACGTTAAGCCAAAGATGCGTACTTTATCGTGTGTGTTTAAATCGTTGTCGCAAGATGAGGCGTTTAGTGGTTTTTACGATGCACAGCGAGAAGTAGGTTTGAGTGGCGAATTACTTTATACTTACTCAAAACCTGATTATATTGGCGACATTAACATGACAGTTGATAAGAATTTCTACGCACGCACGTTTTTATGTAACTTTTCAGAATTAAGCCCGATTGACAATCCATTCGTTGGCAGATTTCAAACCGCTTTAAAACTCGAGGAAATAGTTTAATGGTTAATACAGTTTATTTTGACCCTGCTGCGGGTGGTGACGGATCAACGGTTACAGACGACGACAACGCAACTACTGGACTTGGAAACGGTGGGCATTTATTACGATTAGTTGCAGCAATGCAGCAAGTTGTTAATGTTGCAAAGTCAGCTGTGACGGCTGCATTATCCGCGCTTGGTGGTGCAACGACAAATTCAACCAGTACGACATCTTTGTTAATTGGAACGGGTAGTAAATCGATTACACTTGTTGAAAGTGGCAAGGCTTATATAGTTGGTCAGTTTGTTTTGGTAGCATCAACTGCAAGCCCGTCTAATTATATGATTGGGCAGGTAACTGCATTTAGCGGAACTTCACTAACTGTAAATGTTACGTCCATAAACGGAAGTGGAACAATTGCCGCGTGGTCGATTAGCGTTACATCGTCTGCATTATCTGCAACTAGCGTATCAAATACACCAGCAGGTGGAATTTCAGCAACGAATGTTCAAGCAGCATTAAATGAACTCGATACTGAAAAATTATCACTGTCGCGCGGGAAATTACTTTTTTTAACTGGTAGGTAAAATGGCATATTTCAATAATTCGGCAGATTTAGCTGCCACAACAAACACGACGCTGCGAACAATAACATCTGGGCAGACGGGTGTTTTTAGCGTGAGTTTTGCAAATCGCACGGCATCAGCAATTAACATCAGACTTGCTCATGCTGCTGCAACGACAACGCCAGCTTTGGCGGAATGGCGACTTTATGACTTTTCTGTTGCGGGAAATTCGGCATTAGAGCTGTCTGGTCTTAGTGCTGTTGCAGCAAAAAACATCGTTGCTTATGCAAGCGCGACAGGCATTAGCGTTAATGTTTATGGATTTGAGGAATAACGATGGGGCAGAATTTAACAGCACCGACTGGGATTAAGTCGATACAGCGGGGTACTTTTTATGGCAGCGGTTCGTCTTCTTATACAACAACAATTTCAGCAGTTAATACAGCTAAAACAGAATTGCGAAAATTAGGATTCACACAATCAACCAATAGCGGAGCATATATTAGTTTATCAAATTCAACAACAATAACGGTTAATTGTATTAGTACAAATTCGTTGACATTTTCGTGGGAAGTAACGGAGTTTTATTAAAATGTATTATGCACAACTTACAAATGGTATTGTCACTAGCGTCACGGAAACAGCCGAAAAATTACCCGAATCGCCTGATTTAATCATGATTGATTCTTATGATGTTTCGTTACTAGGTAGTACATATGACGGTTTAAATTTTCATCCGCCAATGACTGTAATTAGCCTTGAGGCGCAAATAGAATCAGACTTTAACTCATTTTTGAAAGAAAAAAACATCGATTCTATTGGTGAAGCAAGCGCGTTGTTAAATTCAACAAATCCGATTTGGAAAAGTGAAGCGCAAAGAGCAATTGAACTGTGGGATTTAACATGGCAGGCGTTTTACAATAATGAGCCACTACCAGAATTAGCTTGGTTATAATTTATGCCTGTAAATACGGAACATCACGAATACAAAGAAAACAAAAAGCTATGGCGCAAATGCAAGCACGCAGTAGCAGGGCAACATGAAATACACGAACGCGGTGAAATGTATCTGCCAAAACTTAGTGGTCAAAATGACGCTGAATATCGAGCTTATGTTAAACGCGCATTGTATTACAACGCAACAGGAAGAACACTTGACGGTTTAACGGGAATGTTGTTTTTAAAACCGCCAAAAGTTGAATATCCTGCGGCAATGCAAGGAATTATTGATGACGTGACGATGACAGGATTGTCGTTGCATCAATTTTCTGAAATGGTAACGGATGACATTGTAACGGTCGGACGCTGTGGCGTGTTGGTCGATTTTCCACCGATAACTAATGCGTCAACCATGGCAGAAATGACGCAACTAGGTGCAAGACCTTATGCAACAAAGTATGATGCTGATTGCATTATCAATTGGAAAACTAAGCGCGTGAATAACGTGCAGATGTTGTCGATGGTGGTATTGAAAGAATCCGCGCAAATTGCCAAAGATGAATATGAATCAGAAAGCGTGACACGTTATCGAGTTCTTGATATTGAAACTGTTTATCGTCAACGTGTATTTGAAGAAGACAAGCACGGCAACATTAAGCAAGTAATTGATGATATTTATCCGCTTAAAAATGGAAAAACCCTATCATTTATACCGTTTGAATTTATCGGCGTTCGCGATAATTCGCCATGTGTTGATAAACCGCCGTTGCTTGATTTAGTCGATGTTAATTTATCGCATTATTGCACCAGTGCAGATCTTGAACATGGTCGCCATTTCACTGGATTGCCTACACCTGTAGTTTGTGGCGTTCAATTAGAAAGCGGGCAATCGTTAAGTATTGGTAGTGCTAAAGCGTGGGTATTTCCAGACCCGAAAGCAAGCGCAACATTTTTAGAATTCACAGGTCAAGGTTTGGGTGAATTACGTGAGGCTATGCGTGAAAAAGAAAGCATGATGGCAACATTAGGGGCTAGAATGCTTGCACCTGAAAGAAAGGGCATTGAATCGGCTCAAACAGCTTCAATACATCGTGCTGGTGAAAATAGCGTATTAGCTTCAATATCGCAGTCAATTTCGATTTCACTTACTCACATTTTGGAATGGTTGCGTGATTGGTCAAATATCACGGGCGAAGTTGGCGTTGAGTTAAATCGTGACTTTGTACCACCAACCATGACCGCGCAAGATTTAACTGCGTTGGTGCAAAGTTGGCAGGCTGGGGCGATTTCGTTTGACACGTTGTTTTTAAACTTAAAAGCAAACGACATTATTGCAGCCGACAAAACTGTCGATGATGAAAAAGAATTGATTGCAATGAATCCAATGGGCGAGGTGTTATGAATGCTTTAGAAATTTTATTTGATTTTTTAACATACATAATAATTGGCATTCCTTTATTTTTAGTTGTAGTTATTATGATTGCATGGATATTTATGTTTTACTATTCAATTTTATGTTTTGGAGTATGTAAATGAAACAGTGGTTAAAAGAGTTTGTACACAATTGCTTAGTTCATCCATTATTGCCATTTATGCCTAGTGAATATGCAAACAAGTTGCACGAATGGCATGGTGATTGGACGTTTGGAAAATAATAAAAAGCCCGTTGTTTAGACGGGCTTAGTTTTATGGATTTGTTGCCTTTTCAATTGCAGATTTAATTTTATCGACCGTATCAAAGTGGCTTACGTTAGAATCGCCTGCAATTAACTCAAGTGCATCAATCAAAGCATCAATCATTTTTGGTGATGCAGATATTAGTTTAGCGTTAGCTTCAGTATTATAAAATCCACGATTTGTAATTTGTGCTACTTCTTCACCATTAGAATCTTCGATGTAAATTCTATCAATGCCGTTTTTAACTTTCCACGGAGCTGGTGTGTGTTTAAATTCATTCATTTCATTCTCTCAATAAAAGCCGACCGTGGCTGTGGGTGGTTTAGTCTTGTTGGCTTTTAAACTTTAGCCAAAACTGCAAATCAATTTCATGACCTATAATTGACTCTTGCGTTTTAAAGTCAAAAATTGCACCGTTTTCTTTTGCCAAATTGTATAGCTTTAAAATCGATTCGTGCATTTCAATCTGAATGTCTATTTGCTGTTTTTTCATAATTTTTACTCATAAAAAAAACCGCTCTTTTTAAATCGTTCGCGCAGGTCAAGAAATGAACCTCGATTTAATAAAGTAACGGTTTTGTTTAATCTCTTATTTCAAATGGCGCGAACCACAAACAAATTATACCATAATCAGTGCTATAATCAAAAGAAAACAAAGGGGAATTTATGACCGCTAACGAAATTTTACGCGACAAAACAATTGCACACTCGATTCTATTGCAAAGGTACAACAAAGGAACGATAACTAAAATAATGAAGTTATTGTCTAGCGTTGAAAAAGAGCTAATCAAGGAATTAAAAAGCCTTGATTTTAGCACTGCTTGGAATGTAGATAGAATTGACAAGCAGTTGGAATCTGTAAAAACAATCAACACAGAATTGCACACTGCTTTATACAATGATTTGGTTGACCAAATGCAAAAGGTGTCGGTATATGAATCTGAATGGCAAAAAACCACAGTTGAAGGTTCATTGCCGATAGTTTTTGATACGATAGCACCAGCACCGACAACAATAACCGCCGCCGTATTGTCAAAACCATTTCAAGGGCGATTGATACGCGAATGGGTAGATAAATTAGACGATAGTTCGTACACTGCTATTCAATCGGCTGTTAGACAAGGGTTGATAGCTGGCGAATCTTATGACGTTATCACTAGAAAAATAATAGGCATAAAACCGCTTAGATATTCTGACGGATTGCTTGCGTTAGGTAGGAATCAAACGCAGGCACTAATTAGCACGGCGGTTGCTCACTCGGTTAATGTTGCAAGGGATGAATTTTACAAATCAAACAATGACATAATTCAAGGGGTTCAATTTTTAGCTACTTTGGATTTTCGCACTACCACAATTTGCAAATCACTAGATGGAAAAGTGTTTAAAATCGGAGAAGGAACACGCCCCCCTGTCCACATACGATGCCGCTCAACAACTGTTCCAGTGCTTAAATCATGGAAGGAATTTGGGCTAAAAGAACCAGCCGAAGGCACGAGAGCCAGCCTAAATGGACAGGTAAGCGAATCAATAAACTATGAACAATGGTTAAGAAAACAATCAGTAGAAAACCAAAATGAAGCACTTGGAGTTGGTAAAGCTGAATTATTTAGGGGTGGTATGCCGTTGGATAGATTTATCGACAACGGCAAAGAATTAACATTAGAACAACTAAGAATTAAGGATGGATTTAAAGGCAAGTAATTTTTGCGCCTTTTTTAAGGTTATCAGCTGCCCAAAGTGGCTGATAATTAGAATAGTGATTTAGCTTGATAATATCTTGTTCTGTTTTTGCTGTTGCCAGTGGAACAATGTGGTCAAAATGAATTTCACCTATTCTCTCCCAGCTCATACCATCTTTAAATTGTGATTCAATGTGAATCATAAAATCATTGTAACTACATCCAAGTATTTCAAATGTTTTAGATTTTTTAGTGTAGTTTTTATTTCTAAATGCCGCAGCTATCAGATTTCTTATTCTTACCTTTGCGGCATATACACTATCTGTTTTTATTTTTTCATTATTCCATTTTCGCTGCCTATCCAATATACGCAGCCTATTGTTTTTGGCATATTGTGATTTTTTAACTGCTATTATTTCTTTGTTTTTTTCTCGGTATTCTTTTGCTTTCTGGCTTATTTTATCCTTGTTTTTACTATAGTATTTAGCACACCTTTCAGATAAATAATCTTTATTTTTTTCCCGATATACCGAAACCCTTTCTTTTATTAAAGTCTTGTTTTTTGCCACATATAACTTTTGCGAAGTCATATATTTTTCTTTGTTTGCAGCGAATTTTTCAGCGGCGCATTTTCTGCAAACGTAATTTAAGCCGTCTTTACTTGCAGTTAGTTTGTTAAACAAAGAAACATCTTTTTCGATTTTACATCTTGAACAAATTTTTGTAGTCATTTTTGACAATCCTTTTATCAGTTGGATTATGTTATCGAAAGGTTATGTGCCAACGGGTGATAAATCCGTGTTCGACCGCTAAGTCTAGGCACAAAGTAATTATAACATATTTTAAGCAATACACGCTTGAACAATTAAAGAAAATTGAGAAATAAAAAAGCTGCCTTTGTGGGGCGGCTTAGTTTCATTCTACACGATAAAAGTTTTCAACAAACCATTTAATAGGATAAAAGGGGCTATTCCTTCCCTCTCCTTCTACTTTAAATGATAAAGCAATTATTTTTTTATTTTTTTCTGACAAGTCATCGATGCGAACAACTTCTACATTTTTTCCTTCCATGTAATTTTTATCCTTGTGCTTCCAAACCTGCCCAACTTCAACTAATTCACTATCAGTAAAGATTTTTTGTTTTGCGATTGGTTCAAGTATTTTTAAATCATCCGTAAATACCACCATAAAACATTCGACTAAAAAATCTGAGTCACAATCCATTTCTTCCTTTGTTTCATAAGCAACTAAAACACCATTTTTATCAGTTCCTGCAAATTCAGCCCAAACAGGCAATTCATTCACTGCCATTTCATTCTCTCCGAAACTAATTTTGAAATCGTTGAGCTTATTCCGCCTTGTTTTTTTAACCATTCCAACTGTGACGGTTTTAAGCATATTTGAGCGCGAATAACGCGCTCACTTGTATCACCTAACTTTTTACGTCCTTTCATATTTACTCCTGGTTGCCCAGCTTGCCAAGATTGTTAGTATTTGCTGGTTTTTTAAAGATATTTTTCATTTGTATTACCTGGTCTATTTGGCGCGCTAATTCATACAGCTTGCATTCATTTTCAAATGTTTCAATTCCTTTTAGTTTTTCGGCACTACTTACAAGGCTATCAATAATTTCTTGAAGTGAATGCCGCGTAGATTCATCGCATTTCATTAAATCACAGCTTTCACAATCGCTCGCAACGCTTGAACAATCACATTCATTGTAAGCATTATCATTATTAGTTATTACAGTATCGCAGAAAAAACCACTTTTTACAGCTTTCATAATTTCAAATTCTGCAAATGCCATTAGAACGTATGGGACAGTTGAATCGCTAACTGTGTTTAATTCACCATCAACTAAAACAAAAGATGAAAATCCATAAGCCTTTAATCCAGGCAACAACTCCAAAACTTTTTCTAACTTCAATTCTTGTATTGCCATTTTCTTATCCTCTGTGTGCGGTTCAAATTTAAACCGTGATTTATTATTACACACTATTTTTTAATTGTACACACTTTTTTTTATTTATTTTTTAATAGATAATCCGCGCATCTAAACAACGCCATTGGTTAGATTCCTAAAAAAGTAAAAAGAATAGCGGTTAATGTTCGGGCTGTCGAACCGTGAAGATGCACGTGATACTAACCTAACCGAGGTAGAGCAAGAGTTCAGCACTTGCAACCGCTAATTTTAAAAAGGCAGAGCCTAAACAATCCAGAGGATTAAAAATGCAATATACACAAGAACAACTAGATGGAGCTGTTGCGAATGCAGTTGAAGAAGCAACCGCACCGCTAATTAAAAAACGAGACGAGCTTTTAAAAGAAGTAAAAACAGCGCGTAAAAACTTAGAAAACGTCGGTGACGTTGAAAAGTTACATGAACGCATTGAAGCACTCGAAACAGAGCGCGATACGTTAGCAAAACAAACCAAAGAAACCACTAAGCAATTAGAAACCGTTGCAAAACAATTAGAAAGTGAATCGGGTTTTACAAGCAAGTTGCTTTTAGACAATGGATTGACTGACGCTTTAGTGAAAGCTGGTATTAAAAAAGAATTATTGCCCGCTGCCAAGTCTTTGCTATCAACACAAGCAAAAGTAATCGCAGACGGTGATACACGCAAAGCTGTAATCGGCGATAAAGAATTATCCGCATTCGTAACTGAATGGTCTACAAGTGACGAAGGAAAACATTTTGTACAAGCACCTGCCAATGGTGGAGGCGGTGCTGATGGCAGTAAAACACCAACCAACAACGACTTAATGAAGTTGCCACCAGCAGAACGCATGAACGCGGCACGAGCGCAAGCAAAGTAAAGCCAATCGTCCATAGGGCTGGGTGCAATATCAGTTTAACTATGGAGTAAAACATGGCTTTAACATTATTGGAAGCTGCAAAGCTCGAAACTGGCAATGCTTATAAAAGCGGCGTTATCGAGCTTTATGCAGGTTCATCTGAAATCCTCACAAACTTACCATTCCAAAATATCACTGGCAATGCCCTGTCATACACACGCGAAGATTCTTTGCCAGGTGTTGGATTTCGTGGTGTCAATGAATCTTATACCGCTTCAACTGGTGTTTTAAATCCACTTACCGAATCTCTAGTGATTGCCGGTGGTGATTTAGACGTTGATAAATTCATTGTTGACACAATGGGCGCTCAACAACGCACCGTTCATGAGCAAATGAAAATCCGTGCATTATCGCTCGCGTGGACTAAAAAATTCATTAAAGGCGATAACCAAAGCGACCCGCGTGAATTTGACGGTTTGCAGGTTCGCGTTGTGGGTGACCAAAAAATCGCAGCGGGTACAACAGACGGCGGTACGGCGTTATCACTCGCTAAACTCGATGAAGCAATTGACCAGACGTTGAATCCAACGCATATGATTATGTCAAAAGCAATGGCTCGTAAATTTAAGGCGGCAGCTCGTACAACTTCAATTGCAGGTTATATCAGTTATAACATCAATCAATTTGGTCAAGATGTAATGGCTTATAATGGCATTCCAATTATAACAGTTGACCTAGATAATACAGGCGCAAAAATCCTTGATTTTAACGAAGTGTCATATACATCAAGCGCATGGGGTGGTACTGCAACAGGAGCGTCTATTTACATTGTTTCAATGGGTGGGGATGCTTTAACTGGCTTGCAGAATGGCACAATTGACGTGCGTGATTTAGGCGAATTACCAACAGCACCAGTATTTAGAACTCGCGTTGAGTGGTACAACGGTCTGGCAATCTTTAACGGTCGCGCTGTAACTCGTTTGGGTTCTATCGCAAATTCTGCAATCGTGGCTTAAGGGGTAATTTATGGCTAATTTATATTCACAATTTACTTATGACAACGCTCTGTTATTGCGTGCAGATGGCGCGGCAATTACTGCAACTGAAACAGGCTCAACTATTTTAGATTTTGGAACTGGCTTAATTGATGCTTATGCTGTTTTTGATGTTACGGCATTGGACGTGACAACTGGTGATGAAAGCTACAAGTTTATGATTGAAATGTCACCAGACGCTGCATTCGGCACGGCTGGTAATATCCGTGTTGTTGCTCAATTACATATCGGCGGCGCGACAGCTACAGCACCAAACGGTGCGGCTGATACAATCGGTCGTTTTGTTTTACCTTTCAGAAATGAAAAGAACGGTACGACATATCGATATATGCGTTTATACACGCTTATTGCTGGTACTTCACCATCAATTGATTTTAGCGCGTTCTTAGCTAAAGACGAATAGTTTACTACACAAAAGAAAACCCGCTTTTTTAAGGCGGGTTTTTTGTTGCTTATTGCGTAGACTTAGCCACCGCAGCATTCCAATTTTCTTGCGCTTCGTGCTGTTCATGGCAATCGAACAACTCAACTAATTGCTCAAGGGCTTCGTCTTCATAAAGACCGTCTGGAATTAAATACCGACAAAGTATTGCCTGAGCTTTCTTGATGATTTCGTTTAATTGTGTTCCGCCCACAAGAAAATCAGGTGCAGCGGAGATGAGTTTTGCGTTAGCTTCTTCAATCGATAGGTTTTCATCAATATCTGAATCGTAGCATCTACATATCCCTGCGATAATTACAAAATATCCTTTTCCATCTGGTTTGCCATGTGAAATAGTATACTCACCTGTAGAAGGTGATTTACTTATTCGCCAAGGCGCAGGCGTGTGTTTAGTTGTCATTTTTAACCTCTTTAATACATTCTGCCTTGACTATTGTTTTTATTTGATTACCAATCAAGTTTGGTATAACCAAGCCAATTGAAAATCCTAAAACTGCTAAAATTATGTATCTCATCACTCACATCCAACGCGCTCTAACTTAGCAAGTTCTTCTATTTCTTCCAGCTCATCCCAATCCTTAGCAATAATATAAACCGCCGATAGCTTATTACTTAAGATTGTTTCTGATGCTTCGGTTAACGAGCGATAATTAACTTTCGAAATCAAGAATTGTTTACCACATGAGCAAGACTGTCGACAGTCTTGCTCGGTTTTTTCAGTAAGCATATCTAATGTCAACATAGTCATTTGAAGCGCAACCGTTTTGCAAAACGGACAAATGACATCATGTAATCCTTCGTTACTCATAAAACCCTCTCAAACTTAGCAAGGAATTCATCGGTATCAATCAATCTAAGTTTTCCATTTTTTAGTTTAATGCACACGTTATATTGGCTAACCGCCACAACTTCAAATTCAAAACCTTCATCACTCCAAACCCGCCCAACTTCAACGACTGGTGCTGGTGGAGTGGGGCGTTTTATTTGTGCTAGTGTTTTAGATGTGCAAGTGTGACCTTCTTTTGTTGTAAAATATTCAACCACGCTATATTCTACGGCATCATCAGGCGTATTATCCCAATTAGGTGGAAGTTCAAATCCAACTGGTGACCTTTTAATGTCCAAATCATCTACAGCCTCCAATTCTCCTACGTTTTGCGTGGTGACCTGCGCTTTGAGTTTTGAGTATTCGCTTTCAAGCGCAATAAAGTCATCCTTTAGCTTTTCAATTTCTTGATTGCGTATATCAACTTCGACCATTGCAGCTTTAAACGCTTCTGATGGTTGTGCGAAGGTTTTGGTTTTAGCCCATTCTTTGTAGACATCTACGAGATTATAGCTTTTATGTCGTCTGTAAAAGCTATGCAAATCATCTGCCTGCTCATCAGTAAGACCAACAACTACTGGTTCAACTGGGTTTTGCTCGAACCATTCAGTTAGTAACTCAACCTCATCGCGTGACGCATTTTCGCTGTTATAAATCCATTCTGCTAATTCTTCAATTAGTTCTTTATTCATTTCATTTCTCCAATTTTATTGCCAATAATTTTCAAAAAATACTTTCCGTCATTTGTGGAAAATGATTCTAAATCTTTAATGCAAACTGTCCATTTTAATTCAGGTTGTGAAATTCCAACCTCTGCATCTTGGTTGTGTTTCAATAATGCTTCAATCAATTCTTTGACTTTCATTTTGTAAGCTCCAATAAAAAACCCGCGTAACAATACAGGGCAAGTGCATTATTAAACGGGTTAGGAATAAATCCTTTAGATTGTCACGTCTTGCCCACGCAAATCTAAAAAACTCACAGCCATTATAACCGATTTTGCTATAATTAAAACTCTTATTTTAAAAAGGATTCCAACATGCAAACCGTTTATGATTCAAAAACAGGCGAACCAATCACATTAAACAAAGTAGATGCACGCGAGCGTTTAGTGGCAGGCTTGGCAAATTCAACACCTAAACCAATTGTTGAAGAATCTTTAACTACTGAAATTGAACAACCAATTGAAACAAAGAAACGAAAATACCCTGTTGAAAATTCAGTTGTTGAAGCGGTAAAAGATGATGAATAACGCCATTTACATCGAGAATCAAACACAGGCATCGTTTGCAATATCGTCAACAGCTGCTCAATCTAGCGCATTAGAGCGCGGTTATTACGATGTTTGGTCAACAATTGATTGTTATTTGCGCGTAGATGAAACCGCAACAGGCGTAACAACTGCAAACGGTTATATGCTTTTTTCTGGCAATACAATTACATTGTTTGTTGATGACCAACGAAAAATCGGCGCAATCACTGCGGCTGGTACTGGCACATTGTCATTACATAAGGTAGGTTAATCCATGCCAAGACAGATTAAAAACCAATCTGACCACATTGCTAAAACATCCGCAAAGGTCATGGTGAATGGTGATACCTTATTCAATATCACAGGTGACGTGCTTATTTATGCGTTGGTGTCAGAATGTTACACGGCTAACAATGCAACGGCATCGACGTTGCAATTCAGTATAACCAACAACGATACCGCAACAAGCCAAACCATTAGCTCGGAATCAGCAACACTTGCAAGTAAAGCACCTAAAACAAGCGTGCTGGCTCAATTAGGTTCATTATCAAATGCACCAGTGATAAGCAATGCAAGCGGTGTAGGTGCGTTCCCGTGGGGTGCAATTCGCGCGGCAGGAAACAGTATCTTAACTAGTGTTATTGGTGTCGGTTCAACAACTGGCACTTGGAAGCATTACATTCGATATGAACCATTAGAAGACGGTGCAACCATTACACCAGCGTTTTAAAAGAAAAAGCCCGTTGTTTAGACGGGCTTAGTTTATTTATCCTTTATCCACATAGTGTAAATTTAAACCGAATAAAGTAATCCGAAATTCACGCCAACCTTTAGAAAATTTATAAAAATAAGGATGAAAGGACAAGCTTAAATGCTTGGAAAAGTATGCAGGGGAATTTTCCTTTGATTTGATGTTCTTACACCACAAAACTCTAAATAAAGTAAATCTACTATCGCCTGTAATTCTTTTTTGCATAACAAATTGTAAAATCATAAATAATTCTCTCAATAAAAGCCGTCCGTGGCTGTGGGTGGGGGTTAAATATCTTTTATTGTTTGCAATAGTTGCTCAAAAGATTCAATGAAACCAAGTTTTAAAATCGTCATCAATTGGTTTTCGATGGTTGTGCGGCGTTTCAATTCGTCATACGTTGCTGTATTCCAATCTCCGCCCGTTGGTTTTACGTTGTCTTTGATTGCTTTTGCAACGGTTTGATAAACCCAAGTTTCAGGACGGTTGCCAGTTTCTTTTACCACTGTTAAATCAAGCACAACATTTAATGCTTTGAATGAGTCGCCACTATCGTCACGCCATTCTAGCAATTTACCTTCCACCAATATGTCAAACATTCGCACTTTAAAATCCGCGTCCATTCGAGCTGCGGCATCAAGCAAAATGTAAAGATGCGCCCAAGTACCACCGCCATGACGACCACGTTTAGTTTGAATCAATTGCGATTGAATTGTACTAACTGTGCCGTTTTTTAAATGTGTGGATTCCACGGATTTAAAACCCTGTTTTCTTTCAATGGCATGTACAAGCTCAAGAGTTTCAGGCGAGCGCAAATAGTTTGACATATCCATTGTTGGCAATCCTTTTGATTCACGGATTGAATTACCAATAGCCCATAATTCCGTTAAACTTCCCATTTTAGTTTTATGCTCAATAGCAAGTGTTTTATCATCGAACTGTAAAAGCATTGTTTGATTCGTTTTCATGTTTAAACCTTCTAAGTTAATTGTGAAAACGAATTATAACAAACATTTAAAA